AGGAGTTTAAAATACTTAAAATTGGAGTAATTGGCCATGACCATGTATTTTTTAATGTAGTATTAATGTTATGATGGAATACAAATGAGCCTGCGTGTGTACTAGCATCACCAAATCTAAATACTAAGTCGTTATCAACTGTTACTAGTTGAAATACAGTTTCTTCAGTATGTGCAGCAGCTTGATGTTTTAATCTTTGAATACTTACACCTGTTGGAATAAAATCTAAATCATACACTATTTCTACTTTAAGTTTTGGTCTTTTTACTTTTGCACTAACGATTTCTTCATTCATAAATCTATAATCATTTTCATAATCACCAGTTGCATTAGTAAAGTGTAACCCTGTTGGGATTTTTACACTATCTCTAGTTTCTTGTACAACTTTAATAGTTGCATCAGTTTTATATTCTGGACATTTAAGATGTAAGTCTAATTTGTTTAAATTTGGCATACCAAAGATGCATGGTTCAAGACCGTTAACTGGCGTATGTGTAGTTGCGTACAGCATTACTGATCTATCTTCTGCTACTGATTCGATCACTGCATTTTCTGCAGTTGCAGTTACTTTAACTAATGGTAAAACGGTTAATGTATGTGTATGTGCTACTAAATCTTGTAAAAAGTCTTTCATGTATATCTCCTAGTTTTATATATTATATTATATTTGTATCAATTTGTCAATAAGTAGTTTATTCAAATTCAAATAAACTGTTAAATGTGTTTCTATCTGAAGTATCAGCTAATTTCCAGTTCAAAATGCCAATCAAGTTATCAAGTTTGTTATCAATAATAGTATCTTCCATTCCATTATGATCAAATGGTAGGTTTTTAAACCATTGCGGTAAGCGTAATTCATCTACTGGGTACGCAACACTTGTAAACCCTAATGGGTTTTGTTTAAGTTTACATACAATTACCTTTGCACCGTCTGTAATAGACATTGAATACTTGTCATCATACATACGTTTTAGTGTATTCCAGTTTAAACTTGCTCTAACATGTCCGGGCATATTAACTTTGCCTTGTTTAGCTTCTTTTTCTAAATAAGACGTAATGCTATTAGCGCGTTTAGGCGAACCTTTTTCCCATCCTGGTCTAGCTTTAAACGATATCCTAAACTTACTGATGTAATCTAGTACATGCTGTTCAGTATCACCTTTCAATACCATCTCTAATACGTTGGCTAAGAAGTCTTGAATAAATTCAGGTGTATCACTACGTTTTAAATCTAATCCCATAGCTTTAATTTCACCTTCTTTACCATGTGTATCCTTACGTTTACCTTCCTTATCGTATACTAGTACTGCATAACGTTTTTTAGTAATGAATAAGCTCTTACTACCAACAATCTCACGACCAGCTTTAATTACTTCACCACGTGATTTAGGGCAATGAAATGCATCAAGCATGAACTGTTGGAATGTACTATTAACTTGATCACTAATTTGATCATATAATTGAACAACAGTTTCCTTAGACCATGGTAAACTACCATTATCTATTTCACGTTTAAGTGTAGGATACGCTGAAAAGTAACAAGAGTCAGTGTCACCGTAAATAATAGACTTACCTGTGTGATTGTATTCGCCGGTTATAATCTCATTTACTTTAGCTGCCATGTGTTTAGCAATTTGTCTACCAGTTAACGTAGTTGATTGCCCAATACGTTTATCAAAGAACCTACATCCAGGATTAAGAATAGCACCATATAAACTATTTAGGTTAATCTTCTTAACCAGCTGACGTTTATCCCAGTATTCTTCTTCAATCTTATTACCTGCATTAATAGCTTCTTTTAGCTTTTTCTGCATATCCTTACGTTCTGCATACCATCGCTTTAGTAATCCAGGAATAATACCTTCTGTTTCATATGAAAAGATAGTTCCATTAGCTGACATAACCCATGGCTGATTACTTTCAAATATCAATCTGTATACTTCAGCAGCACTTAATATATCAGTATCGCCATTTTCCCAGTCAATTGTAATATCAGTACCTATTTCTTCATTCATAACAGACGTATATTCAAGTGTACCAAACAACCCTTCCCATGCAGAAGCAAACGATTTACCTTTAGCTAGTTGTAAGCCTATGTATTCGTCAGTTACGATTGGTCTTAGTTGTCCTACAATAGTCTCCGGACCCATATTTAATGCTCTAATGGCACTTGGATACAGAGAGTTAATATCTAGCGAGCCAATCCAGTCATGAATTCCTTCTTTAGGATACGCAACATACGCACCTGCAGCTTGAATTGGTTCTGCTTTACCTTTTCTGTTAGGTACAACAAACCCTCTGTGATGTGATTCGTTAATAATTGCTTGTTCTGTTACAGCAACCGCACCCATAGTAGTTTGTAGTAATACAGTGTTCTCGTGTGCAAGTGTATTAGCTAAGTCAATAAACTTTAATTTTGTATCAAGTCTGTGTAATAGCATAGTATCTTGACGGTTGTACTCAATAAACGTTCTAAAGTCATTGTTGTATAACTGATCAAGCGTACCTTCGTACTGTGTTTTACGATCACCTAACTCATATTCAGCAATAGCATCAAGTCTAAAACTATGTCTTTCTTCATATGTGTACTTTTGATATAATTGTAAACTATCTAAATGCACACGTCCTACAAAGTCGTATGTTACTGCAGCTTTGCCGTACTTTTCATATTCACGTCTTTTTGGTAATTGATTAAACAAGCAGAATCTGCGTGTATCATCTTTTGATAGAACTTTTGTAACACGATTTACAGTGTATGGTATATCAAATCCTTCACTATTCCATCCGCTAATAATATCAGCATCTTCAAGCAGTGTTAAAAATGTATCTAACATCTCTGCTTCTGTGTTAAAAAGAATAGTATTTGGAATATCTCTAATTTGTTCTTTAGCTTGATCCATAGTTAATGTCTTTGGAGGTATTGCTAAACAAATAAGAGTATCTAACCATTGTAAATACACTGCAATAGCAGTAATAGGCATAAACGCATCATCGGGTGATGCATACCCGCGTTCTGGATCGAAATCAACCTCAATATCATAAAACGCAATATTTAATTTAGGCGCGTCGTGATTAAGATAGTTATCTGATAAGCATTTAAAAATTGGATTAATATCTGCTTCAAACAGCTTTTTATTACCGTGTATTGAAAGTTCTTTGCGGAACTCTTTTGTATTGTTACAAATTACTTTTGATACGGGGTCTCCGTAAATTGATTGATATTTCCCTTTCGGGTCTGTATAATATAATGTGTGTTTAACGGCAATATCTTTGTATTCCCGTTCACCTTTTGAATTTCTTTCTACAATTTTAATAACATCGTTGTCGCGATCAAACCATGCATCTACATATGACATTATGCTGCACCTCTATCGCGATTAGTTGCATGATCATTAATCCATTCCATAAACATCGCTTCGTCGCGTTGTTTTGCAACTTCTTCTGATCCATGAACAATGATACTGCATTCACATCTTACTGTACATACTTCCGGACGGATGCATTCCGTACAGGTATTAAATTCTTCCATATTGTATCTCAGTGTATGTGACTTGTGGCTCACAAATACCCTTTTGCAGCTTATGGCCTGCCTGCCGTTCCATTTTACTACTTGTTAAATACGTTTTGTAATGTCTAAGATTGCTTCAACTTCTTCCCAATCTTCATTATGATCCGCCCAATTTCCTTTATGAGCTATCTTAATAGCTTTATTTATAACTGCTGGTTTAACTTGTAATTCTTCTGCTACTGCTTTTACAGTATCTTTTAAGCCAGCTTGTAAGTCTTCAACTTCACGTAAAACTAAAGAACCTTCGTTAATTAATTTTTCAAGTTTAGCTTTTTCTTCTGGACCGTATGCTCTACTCATTAGTACTTCTCCTTTGTGTTATAAAGTATATATTATATATTCGTTTGCTCAGTATGTCAACTGGCTTGGTAAAATGAAGGTAAAAAAAGGCAGACTAGCTGCCTTTTTTAAGTTGTAAACTTTTATTGCATAGTACTGAGTTTAGCTTGCATGTCAGTAGCTGCTTTTGCCGCGTCGGCATTGCCTGATTTGCTAAGTTCACCTGTTATTGCTTGAATTTGCGCTTTTAAATCTGCCATTTCTTTATCACCTGCTGCATCTGCTGCATCTGCTGCTGGCGCTTGTTGGCCTTGCGCTTGTTGGCCATTTGGCATACCAAATTTTGCAATAGCAGCTTGTGTTAATGGGCCATTAACCCCATCAACGCCGTCACCATTAGGACCAGTTGTTCCTAAGTCTGCACCTTTAGCCTTTAATGCTTGTTGGATTGCAGGATCGATTGGAGGATAACTTCCACCGCCATGTCCACCGTGTCCGCCACCGTGATGTTTACCAACTGGAGATTGACCTTGTGTTTGTGCGTGTGCTGCATCATAACTGTTAGCAGCATCCATTGCACCTGCACCGGCAATTGCACCTGCCGCTACACCAGTTTTAAGTTTGTTGTTACCAAATCCCGCGCCAATTTTTGCAGCTTTACTTGGATTACCAACGCCGCCTGCTGCAGCTTGCGAT